ATCATTCGCACACAGTCCCAAAATGAAGGGTGACTATGGTAGGACGTAAACCGAAACCGACAAAATTGAAACTCATAACTGGGCATGGGCATCATCCATTGAATAAAAATGAGCCCGAAGCACCGGAGGGAGAGCTTCACTGTCCTACGCATCTATCGACCGAGGCGAAAAAGGAATGGCATCGGATAGTTCCGATACTTTACCAGATGAAAGTTGCGAGGATTCCGGACCAGGCGGCGATAGCGGCATACTGTCAGACATATGGACGATGGGTGGATGCTGAAAACAAGATGGCAAAGCTCGGAGACAATGCCCTACTCATGAAAACTTCGAACGGCAATATTCTACAGTCACCCCTCGTCGGTATCGCGAACAGGGCGATGGAAATCATGTTGAAATTCATGACCGAGTTTGGATTAACGCCAAGTTCACGCTCTCGGATAGTCTCGGACAAACCCAAAGAGGGCGGGGAGATGGATAACTTCACGGCGAGAAGGAAAAACATTGCGCAATCAGGCTGAACAATATGCCGCCGATGTAATGAGCGGTAAAATCATAACCTGCGAATACGTCAAACTCGCAGTGAAGCGGCATCTCGATGATATGGAGCGTATCGGCTCGAAGGGCTTCCCGTATCATTTCGACCGGGAATCAGCGCAACACCGCCTGGACTTCTATAAGCTCTGCCGTCACTCGAAAGGTGAATGGGCAGGACAAGTATTCACGCCGTCACCCTGGCAACAATTCATCGCCTGGGTATTCTACGGATGGAAGCGCAAAGATGGGACTCGAAGGTTCAGAACTTCCTATGTCGAGGTTGCTCGTAAGAATGGCAAGAGCACGGACATGGCAACCGAGGGACTTTATCAACTTGCCTATGATGGCGAGCAGGGAAGTGAAGTTTATACGGCGGCAACCAAGCGGGATCAGGCGCGAATCATCCACAATGAATCCACCCGCATGGTGAAGAAATCGCCTAAGCTCGCAATGGAGCTCGGGCTGGTGAAAGACAATATATACCACGAGGCAACGCAATCGAAGTATGTACCCCTTGGTGAGGATTCGAAAACCGAGGATGGGTTGAACGTACAGGCGGGAATGGTGGATGAATATCACGCCCATCCGAACTCTGGACTATTCGATCAACTCCGCTCTGGCATGGGCGCTCGTCGCGAACCGGTCATGAAGATAATCACGACCGCAGGATATGAACGGGACTGCCCTTGTTACAAAGAACGGGAATATGCTATCAACATTCTCAAGGGAATATTCAAAGACGATTCTTATTTTGCAATCATTTACACGCTCGACGAAGGTGACGAATGGCAGGATGAAAAAGTCTGGATTAAAGCGAATCCGAACCTCGGTATATCCGTCAAGATTGACGATATGCGAGAAATGTGTCATAAGGCAAAGAACTCCCCATCATTTCAAAATGAATTTCTCACAAAGAAGCTCAATATATGGACAAACGCCGTGACCGCATGGATGAAATCCGGGGCATGGGAAGCCTGCAATAGCCCGGTCGACGCCGATGCCCTCGCAGGGTGTACATGCTATGGAGCGTTTGACTTATCAAAAACGACCGACATGACCGCCTGGGTTCTCTGTTTTCCCCCGGTCGATGACGACGACAAGTATCATTTCCTTTTCCGGTTCTTTATGCCGCAGGACGACCTTGAAAACATTATCACAGATAAGAATCTTTTGGCAAATATCCGGTTGTGGATAAAGCAGGGATATATTCAGACGACACCTGGCGATAAGATTGACTACGATTTCATCAAGGCTCAAATTGCCAAGGACGCCGAAAAGTATGACCTACGGAAAATCGCTTATGACCCGTACAACGCATCTCAGATTGTCAATGACCTCCAGAAAGAGGACTACGAACTCTTGGAATATCGGCAGGGATACTTGACGATGTCACCGGCGACGAAGGATTTTGAAATCAAAGTCCTCGGCAAAGAGATAGCTCACGGCGGGAATCCGGTCATGGACTGGATGATGTCGTGTGTTGAGGTTGCGCAAGACCCGGCGGGGAATATTAAACCCGTAAAGCCGGACAGGAATAAAACATCGAAACGAATTGACGGAGTTGTGGCGACAATAATGGCGCTGGATATGTCCGTCAGGGAATCAACCGGAAGTGCTTATGACAACGGAGCGGGGGTATTTGCCGCATGAAAACTGACATCTTTTTGTCAATCGGAACTTTGTTTGTGGGTATCGGGCTTTGGCTTATAACGCCGTGGTGCATGTTTGTCGGAATCGGATTGTGGTTTTTATTTGTAGGACTTGTTTCAAGGGCGAAAGGATAATATGGGGATATTCCCGAACATAAAAGAAATTCGATCCTCACTGGCGAATCCGGAGAAGTGGCTTTCGGATTGGTTCGCTGGTGGTATCGAGACCAATGCCGGGGTACGTGTTGATGAAGGCACGGCGATGAACTTTGCCACTGTCTTTAACGCGGTGACTATCATCAGCGGTATCGTGATGTCTCTCCCATTCCAGCTCTTCCATCGCGTATCCAACGATGAGCGCGAAAGAGCCTTCAATCATCCTGCGGAGAAATTCGGCTCATTGAAAGTGAATAGCAGGGGCATGACGGCATCCCGCTTCAGGCAGACAGCGCAATGCCATCTCTGTTTGCATGGTAATTTTTATGCACAAAAGATTTACAATCGCGCCTGGGAACTTATTGAGCTTTATGTCATGCGCCCGGACAAGATGAAGGTTGAATCTAAACAGGGAATAGTAACCTATACCTATACAAAAACAGACGGCACTCAATATCCAATGCGGGATTGGGAAGTTTTGCACGTCCCTGGACTCGGCTATGATGGCATAATGGGCTATCCGGTCATTTCCCTTGCGCGTGAGTCAATCGGGCTTGGCATGGCAATGGAGGAATATCAAGCGCGGTTCTATGGCAGCGGAACGCATCCGGGCGTTGTGGTGAAGCATCCCGGCATCATGAAGGACAAAACCAGGGAGCAATTAAAAAAAGATTTGACCGAGAAGTATTCCGGGCTTGGTAAAACCCACAAACTTCTTGTCCTTGAAGACGACATGGACATCGCCCCTCTCGACATGAAACTTGTCGATGCCGAATTCCTTGCCTCAAAGAAGTTCTCGGTTTCCGAGATTGCCCGCTGGTTCAACCTTCCCGAACATATGCTGAAAAACATGGAAAGGGCTATACAATCCAACGTCGAACAGATGTGGATGGAGTTTATTCCTGTATCGATGGCTCCCTGGTTCACCGTCTGGAAGGATGAGTTCGGCTCGCAGGTACTTGAAGATGACTGGGGAGAATATTACTATGAATTTATAACCGATGCCCTCCTGCGCGGTGATACATTATCGCGGTATGAAGCATATAGTAAGGCTATCATGAACACGATGATGAAGCCAAACGAAGCAAGACGGCGCGAGAATCTACCAACCGATCCAAGCGGTGATACACTATTTGTGCCAACAAACATGGTTCCGATAGGCATGGCAGGCAATATCCCCGCGAAACAGACGACGCGGGATAGTCGAGAATTGATAATGCCAGTCCTTGAAGATGTTGCGGGGCGGATATGCCGGATACTTTCAGAAGAAATGAAATCGCGGTCGAAAGAGAAGGGCAGTGGAGAAACAATAATTGAATCTATATTTTCCGACAGAGACGATTATTTCAAAAAGACATTGAAGCCAGCAATTGGAACGTATCGAAACATAATTGACAAACAAGGCGATGCTGAGAATGATGCTATAAGAATATTGCAGTCAATAAGAAATTCAGAGATGAAAGTAAAAGATATAATCCAGATTATAATCGCGGAGGTGGAAGGTGATAGAACCCAGAACGGTTGAGAATGAAATTGAAATCAGAACAATGTCCATCGCCGAAGCTGAAATGCGAGCGGTGAAATCCGAAGGCAAGTATATCCTTTCCGGCTATGCGGCGATTTTCAATACCTGGGGTAGCGAAGTCTATGGCTTCAGGGAGAAAATAGCCCCTGGAGCATTCGGTAGTTCTATCGGGGCTGATGATATTCGCTCCCTATTCAACCATGATGCGAACTGGATTCTCGGTCGCAATAAGGCGAATACGCTTACAATGCGAGAGGATACCAAGGGGCTCTGGATGGAAGTCATGGTGAACCCGGATGACCCGAACGCCATGTCGATATTCTCAAAGGTTCAGCGTGGTGATGTGTCCGGGCAATCGTTCAGCTTCAAAACAAAAAATGATTCGTGGGTTTATCCTGAAGCCGCCGATGCCCTCCCGGAGCGCACACTTCTCGAAGTAAAGCTCTTTGATGTCGGCCCCGTGACATATCCCTTTTACGAAATGACCGATGTCGGCGCGGCAATGAGAAGCATGGAATTGAATAGACCCAAAAAGGATTTAACTGGGGCTATCTCTTCAGGAGAAGAGAAAAGTCCTTCAAATATCGTCACCCCATCAGGAGATGTGGGTTTTGTACAAGCCGCTGTCATGCGGAAACATCAACTCAGACTTTTGGAAATGGAAAGGTAAAACTATGGACAACATGAAAGAATTGCTTATCGAAAGACGTAAGGTTGTCGAGCAGATGCGGGGAATGGTGAATGCCGCCGAAGCCGAAAAACGGGATTTCACCGCCGAAGAGCAGGTCGCCTATGACAAGATGCTCAAGGATGTCGATGGACTCAAGGCGCGCTGTGATCGTCTTGAAAAACAGAAAGCCCTCGACGACGACCTCAACACCCGGATGAACGAGCCTATCGACACCGGCATGTCACGAGGCGGCAAGAAAGACGCACGCTCAATCATCGAAGTCGTGAAACGAAGCGGCATTCAGGCCGTATCAACCGAGGAACTCGAAGCCGCACGTTCGGTCATCGCCCGCGAGTATATGCTCACAGGTGAAAAGGACAAATCCGAAACCAGGGCGCTTCAGATGGACTCCGATATCTACGGCGGATACATGACTCTTCCGCAACAGATGAAATCTGGACTCTTGATGGCGATGGACAATCTCACGTTCATCCGCCAGCGCGCCACGGTGACACAAGTTCCGACAGCGGAAAGTCTCGGCATCGTTTCTCTTGACAACGATCCCGGCGACGCGACATGGACATCGGAAATTCTCACGGGAAGCGCGGATTCCACGATGTCGGTTGGCAAGCGCGAGCTCTTCCCTCACCCGCTCGCACGGCGTATCCTTGTTTCAAACAAGCTCATGAGGGCAACGGCGGGTGGTGCGGAATCCCTGGTCATCCAGAGACTTTCCTATAAATTCGCAGTCGTCGAGGAAAATGCCTTCCTCAACGGCACCGGAAACATGCAGCCTCTCGGCATGATGGTTGCCTCCGCCAACGGCATCACCACGGCGCGGGATGTGTCGGATGGCAACACCGCCACAACAATCACCTGGGACGGCCTCAAAAACGCCAAATACAGCGTGAAGAGTCAGTACTGGCCTCGGTGTGTCTGGATATGGCATCGCGATTCACTGAAGATGCTTTCCAAAATCAAGAACGACAACGGCTATGTCTGGCAGCCTTCGGTTCAGGTCGGTCAGCCCGATATGATGGAAGGTTTCCCGTTCCTGACCTCGGAATACCAGCTGAACACGTTCACTGCGAGCCAGTATGTCGGACTTTTCGGCGACCTGTCTCATTACCAGATTGCCGATGCGATGACACAGTCCATCCAGAGACTCAATGAGCTGTACGCCGAAACAAATCAGGTCGGATTCATCGGGCGGCTCGAATGCGACGGTATGCCTGACTTGGCAGAAGCCTTCGCTCGTGTCAAGCTGACAGCATAAACCAAACCAAAAAGAATAACCTCTTTCACGGAGAAACAATATGAATCTTTCAAAACAAGTCAAAGTTCAGCAGCTTGAGGGATATACGGCTGCCACAACAAACAAAATCACCTCCGATATTATCGACATGGAAGGCTTCGAGGGCGTGATGTTTATCATCGAACTCGGAGCCATTACCGCCGCTGGGGGTACAATCGATGCGTATGTCGAAGGTGATAGTGCAAACGCCACGACATACATGGAGCGGCTTGCGGGTAGCGATGACCACACCGTCACCGAGGGAGATTATGCGGAGGCATACAGTTGCATTGTCATTGACGTATACCGCCCCATCGACAGGTATCTTCAGTGTGTCGTCGACCCTGCCACACAGACGGTTGTCATCTGCGGTATCACGGCAATCCAGTACGGGCCGAGAGTTCTGCCGGTTACAAATGATGACACCAGCGTCCTGAAGTGTGATACGCTCATCAGCCCTGCTGATTATGCGTAAGTTCTGAACAATCATGGGGGAGGCTTCGGCCTCCCTTCAAAACGGAGGAAAATAAATGAAGAAAATATCAAGCTTTATGAGATTTGAAGTCATCTTTATGCTCGTCTTGCTTATCGGAGCGGGTGTCTCGATGGTTTACAATCTCTACGATGCGAGGGCGCAAGATACCACGCAGATGAACAAGATTTTCACACAGCGGGAAGCGACAACCGGCGTTGATTCGATGTATGTCAAATCTGGCGGCGTTGTGAACGTGTCATCCGGCGGTGTGGTGAATTTTGCGACCGGTGCTTACCTTAAAATCAATAATACCGCCGTTACATCTACAGCGGCCGCACTGAACTATAACGCCAGCGTCACGCCAGGTACGGCTTCAGCCTCAAAAACGGTTGTTCTTGGCACGACAAAGAACCTTGATTATATCGACTTGACAGATGAGGGTGGTGGTTTTGCAATACGGAATAATATTGGCGGTGCCGGTTCTGACTCCTCGGTTGTTATAACATTTTCATCCGGGATGCCTGTCATTACCTTCAATTCTGCAAGTGGCGCGGGAGCCTATACCCTTACCGTAACCGATACCGATGTGGCGGCTTTTGCTGGTGCGGCAGGAGGCTATACATTTGATGCACCAATCGACGGAACGGATATAAAAAATACAACTATCGGTGCTGGTGGAGCAAGTTCCGGGGCATTTACAACACTTACTGTTGCGGACATAGCGGCTTGTGATGTTGTCGGATCAAATACCGGGACTAATATCACATACGTGGCGTTCCGGGCAAACGAAGGCGGCGCTGGAACAGACTCATCGCTGACAATCGGCTTCGATGCGGGTATTCCTTTCATGAAGTGGTACGGAACGGACGGTGATACATTCACCCAGACGATGACAACCGACGACAAGGCAACATTTACGGGTGCTGCGGGTGGATATGAATTTGATGCTCCCGTCACTGCTACTCAATTCATGTCAGGAAACATGGCATTGGCTCCGATTGCAAGCAGTCAATCGGTTGGAAACACGACGATGGCTATATCGGCACCGGGTGCTGATAATGATGACAAGATATTGGCAACGATGAATACGTTCGTTTCTGGTTGCTATATATTGAGCGCAACGCCAAAGGCCGATTCTGTAATTGTCCGATTTAACACAAATCCGGCGACGACGGTGAAGGTATCAATCCTCGCCTTTGAGGATTAAGGAGGTTTATGAAAAACAATATCCTCAAACTATGTCTTGCGCTTGTGATTGTAATGATTATGGTTACGCCGCTTTATGCGACCCATATCAGTACATGTACGGAGACGTATACCCACTTTGGGAGCGGAATTTATGAGCTTATCCTTGACTGGATGTCGAGTTCATCGAGCACATTTACAACCTATACGACAACCACGACCGTCAAGGGCGAAGTCCTTCAGGCGGTGACGTATACCGATAGTGCCGGGGATGGTGCAAAAACGCTCGATAATTATGACATCACAGTCACGGCGGCAGACGGCACGAATCTATTTGGATCCGCCCTGTCAAACCGGGACTCGCTCAATACCGAAATTGCGCTTCCGCAACACATAACTCCGTCAACGATGGATACAACCAATTTTCAGCCGATTATCGATGGCAAACTTACAATCGCCATTGCAAATATCGGAGCAGATTCGACAACGGGGCGGATAGTCATATTCTGGCGGGCAAAATAACCGGCGAGGGGTATCTATGAAATGGGCTATTAAAACACAACCAGCCATTGAGCCGGTGACGGCAGCGGAACTGAAAGCGCACTTGCGGTTGACCTCATCCACGTTTGCGGGTGCGCTCAGTTCAACGCAATCCATCGCGCCAGGGGATCATGTCATCGCGGCATCATATTCCCTTGTCGGAACAGGGGTTGATGTTCTCGGATATACCGCTCTCGTGGAATTAGTATCGGGCGAGAACGGAACGAGCGGGACGGTTGATGTCAAAATTCAGGAATCCGATGACAATACGACGTTCACGGACTGGACAGGCGGCGCATTTACGCAGGTCACGACGGCTAATGACAATGTAACGCAGGAAAAGCAATATACGGGCGCGAAACGATACATCCGGGTCGTGTGCACAGTCGGAACCGCAACCTGCGACTTCGGCGTTGATGTCCTGAAGTATGCGAACACCATCGACGACGACGATTACCTCACAACGCTCATTATCACGGCACGGAAAACCGTCGAGGACATGCTGGGACGGGCGCTCATAACACAAACGCTCTATGCCTATCCAGATGCCTTCCCATGTTCGAGCAGACTTGCCTTGCCAATGCCTCCGCTTCAAACGGTTACATCGGTAAAATATACCCCTGTTGATGAGGATCAGGAGACATTTGACGATGATTATTATGATGTCGATGCGGTCATTGAACCGGGTGAAATTGTCCTTGTTTATAACTGTATGTGGCCATCCGCTACACTCATAGCTGTCAATCCGATAGTCATTGAATATGTTTGCGGCTATGGAGCGACCGCGGCATCAGTTCCCGAGCCCATACGACACCTTATCATGGTTCTCGCGGGTGAGCTTTACGAAAACCGTCTTCCCGGTGACTTTTCGGCGCGGGCCGACAATCTCATCCAGAATATCCTCATGAACTACCGAATTTGGAGCTTTTAAGGGTATGAATACGAAGTTCAGGGTTAAAATCGGCGAGATGAATCACTATATATCGCTCCAATATCGGACGGTGACGCGTGATGCGAGCGGCGCGGAGGTTGAAACATGGACTACCGAGGATTCGATGTGGGCGAAAATCGAGAGCTTGACGGGCAGGGAATACTTCGCGGCGCAACAAAATCAGTCAGAAATAGATAAGAAAATCACTATCAGGGTGCGGCGGAACGTGACTGCGGATAAAAGATTCATTTACGGCAATAGAGTCTTTGAAATCAAGGCTATTTTGCCCGATGAAGTGGGCATGTTCAGCCTCATTCTGTGTATTGAGAGGGAGTAATGGCGATACGACGAGTTGGGGTCTATGAAGTTGAAGGTATGCCGGAATTGATACAGGAATTTAACAAACTTTCAGGCTCTCTCGATGATTACTCAATAAAGTCTGCATTTGTCGAAGTCGGATCTGAAATGAGACTGGCAATGCAGTCCCGGATTCATGACTCGAAGCGTCCCCACAAGGCAAAGGGAGGGAAACGCATTGTAATTCCAGGAAACTTGAGAAAATCAATTGTCGTGAAGAGTTTTAAGCGAAAAGGCGATGGGCAAGCCTTTGTGGCGGTAGATTATCGATACGGCCCCCACGCGCATCTTGTAGAATACGGTCATGGCGGCCCGAAACCAGCTCGAAAACATCCATTTTTTCGCCCTGTAGTCGATGAATTTTCGCACAATGGCAGGCTCGCGCGGGTTGTCGGTGATGCAATAAAAAAGAAAGTTGAATCGAAATGACAATTAAAGACGCTATATATACTTATCTCATAACACAAACCGGGCTCACGGCTCTCGTCGGGACTCGAATCTATCCGGACGGCGAAATTCCACAGAGAGTTTCGCTTCCTGCCATCGAATATTCACTCGTAAGCAAGGTGCAGGATCACACAAGTGGCTCTGATGCCGGGAATCCATACTTTTCCCGCTGGCAATTCGACTGCTGGGCGGATAAGGGCTATACCGCCGATGATGTGGCAGTTCAATTGATAGCCGCGCTGAAGGATTACTCCGGAACGCTTGGCGGCGATGGCGGTGTGTCTGTGAATCGAATATTGATGGAAAATCAGACCGAAATTAAAGACGATGAATTGAAACGCAAGGGCGTGACGATAGATTTCACAATCATTTATGTGGAGTGATGACAATGGAACTCGAATTTATTGCCGAAATCAAGGGAAAAACCCTGCGGCAATTACAGAAACTTATCAAAGACAAGTATCCTGAGCACTCAGATTTATTGAAGCTCAAGAATAAAGACGAACTCGCACGCAAGTTGAACTGGCGAATCGCGGGATTTTAAAGCTCCGAAGGGGGTGAAATTATATGGCAAAAGGGATGTTCAAAGGGAAATTGTATATCGACGGCTATGATGTATCGACCGATCACCAGGCTCTTGACATGGTATTCAGCAAGGCCGAATTAGACACAACGCCTATCGATTTAACGGCTCATAGGCGCATCGGCGGTGTGCGGGATTGGCAATTGACTCATTCCGGATTCAATGAGCAGGGCACGGGTAAGATCGACCCGCTCTTGAATGCCTGGCAGGCAGGGACGGCGGCAAAGGCGGTCACGTTCTGCCCCGCAACGGGCGTTTATGACGACCCTGCATACAGCGGAAGCGGGCTTCATTTCAACTATTCAATCGGCGGTAAGGTCGGAGATGTCCAGCCGTTCGCGGGAGCGATGTTTGGGCATGATGTCAACGCCTTTCGCGGTACTATCATGGCGACCGGCGAGAAAACAGCGGACGGAACGGGAACTATAAAGCAACTCGGGGCGGTATCGACGACGCAAAAGCTCTATGCCGTTCTGCATGTTACGGCCGTCACCGCCGCTGCCGAAAATTCCCTTGCAGTTAAGGTTCAAAGTGCCTCGCTCCAAGCATTTGGCTCGCCAACCAACCGGATAGCATTTGCCGCCGTCACGACCGCCGTGACAGGGGAATATGCGACACCGATAGCCGGAGAAATTACCGATACATGGTGGAGGGTAACATGGACAGTCACAGGGCCGGGAAGTTATTCATACACAATTCATGTAAACGTTGGGATTCAAGGAGGTTAAAAGATGGCAAAATACGCGGACACACATTGTTATGTTTCGCTCAATGCGGTCGATTTGACAGACCATGTCCTATCGGCTGAAATGAGCCCCACAAAAGAGGAACTCGATTGCACCGCCCCTGCCGCATCAACGGTCACGGTTGCCAAAGCTAGAATCGGCGGGCTCCACGACTGGACTCTGAAAATCGAATTCATGGCAGACGAGGCGTCTAGTAAGGTCGCTCAAACACTTTGGCCTCTGTATAACGAGGACACGCAGTTCGCGGTCATTTACATGCCTGTCCAGGCCGCCGCAGGTTCGGCGACGACACCGGAGTACAAGGGAAACGGCAGAATATTCGCCTTCCCGATGGGCGGCAAGGTTGGCGAGTTGGCAGGACAAACCATCGAAGTCAAGTGCTCTGATGGAGTTGCGCTCACCCGCGAAGTAACATAACCAAAACAAGAAAGGGAACTTATGTCATTACGTGAAACAATTCTCGCAACAGTCGATGTCGGCGAAGAAATAGTCACAGTTCCGCAATGGGGAGATGTTAAAATCCTCGTTCGCGGGCTGACCGCCGGACAACGATTCACGGTTTACCACAATCCAGACGGCACAATGAAAGACTGGTCGAGAACCAGCTCGGAACTTGTCGCCGCCTGCTCGTTCGATCCCGATACAAAGGAACGGATTTTCACGCCGGAGGATGTTGATCTACTCCTGAAGAAAAACTCATTTGCCGTTGAAAAACTGAGTGATGCAATATTCAAGCTCTCAAAGATGGATGACAAGGCATTTGAGGAAGCGGTAAAAAACTCCGGTACGGTCAATCCGAAAGAATCTGCCTCTTCAAAATCGCGGAAACGCTAGGGTTGACCGTTCATCAAGTCGAAACACAGATGTCATCGGCGGAAGTCATCGAATGGATGGCATATTTCAAGGTTCAAAATGACATTCAGCAGGAAATGATGGCGGAAAAGAAAGCAGAAAACGAAGCGGGTAATATGCTTAATAATTTGAAACATGAGGTATTGAAGTAATGGCGCGTAAAGTTGGCGATCTCTTTGTGGCTCTCGGACTACACTCCGAGGATTACCACAAGAAACTGACAAAGGCACAGCGGGCGGCGCAGACCGAATCGCGGAAAATTCAAGCCGAATTCAATAATCTTGCGAAATATTCCGCCATTGCGTTCACCGCTGTCGCCGCCGCCGCAACTATCGCCATTAAAAAGACTGCTGACTATGCGGATACGATTGATGAGATGGCGGCTCGGACAGGCGAAAGCACAACACGCCTTCAGGAACTTGACTACATCGCTAAAGTCACCGGAACAAGCATGGAGGGACTGCAAAGGGCAATTAAAAACGTTTCAACCAAAATGCTCGATGCGGATAATGGCAACAAGGAGGCGTTGAGGACATTCAAGGCATTAAATATCGCCTATAAAAACGCGGATGGTTCGCTCAGAAAAGTAGACGACGTTATAACCGATTCATCTGTCTCTCTATCAAGGATGACCGACAAGACGCGTATGCTCGCACTCGCGAGCGACCTCTACGGGCGCGGCGCACAGGAACTTCTCCCCGCATTGCTCTCCAATCGTGACGGCATGGCAAAGCTCGCACAGAACGCCCACGACTACGGCTATATCATGACCGAGGAGGTTATCCGTGCCAATGCGATGTTTAAAGATGGCCTCGACACGCTGAAATTCTCAGGACAAGGGCTGGCCATGATGTTTGGCTCAAGGATGATTCCGGAGCTCCAGAAGTATGTAGACCTGGGGCTTGATTGGGTTAAGAACAATAAGGACATTATCGGTCAAAAGATGGACACGGTCGTCAAGGGCATAGGCTCCGGGCTTGATTTAATCGCTCAAAACAAAGAACCTATCCTCGCTATCATGCAGACCATCGCCGGAACGTGTGAATTGCTATTGAGAAGTGCGGGTGCATGGGCTACAATGGGAGCCGCTATCGGGACTTATGCTGGTAAAATGGGTTCCGCCACAATGTACAATCCCTACGGCAATACGATAAACAAGTCCGCACAATTCCCGAAACCGACAAAACAATTAACATCTCCCGGCATGTTGACGGCGGCTGAAGTCTCCTCGATTTACGGCACCGGTGCGGCTCCGGTAACATCCGGCGCAGGCGGTGGCAAAGCTTCAGGCAGTGTTGGCATCGGCGGATTCGGCGGCTATCCTTGGATTGGCGGGGCTGATACTGGCGCGAAGGCAACCGACATGCTTCGGAAGTCATGGGGACAGCGCAAACAAATCTACATGGACATTGAAAAGGAACTGTTTGACGACGAATCGAAATATCAGGACATCCGGCTCGGTTTGATGAAAGAGAAATGGGACTATGAGCAGGAAGTCATGAATGAGCGGATGGGGATGTGGGCATCCTTCGGCGACAACATGGCTTCAGTGCTCTCGAATTCTGTCATGGAGGCCGGGAACGCCTTCGAAAACATCCAGAAGGGCTTCTCTCGGATGCTCGAGATTATGGCGGCTCAAATGATGGCAAAGGCGGCGGTGTTCGGGATTCTAAATATGTTCACCGGCGGCGGCTTCAGTGCTTTTGCCGGAGGCCTCTCGAAGTATGTCTTTGGCTTTCGGGCTTCCGGCGGTCCCGTCGCGGCGGGCAAATCCTATGTCGTCGGAGAGCGCGGGCCGGAACTGTTCACGCCGAATCAGTCCGGACGTATCATATCGAATCAGAATATCAATGACAATTCCCGGATGGTAGTAAACTTTTCCGGTGCAGACAAATCAGCCATGAGCGCGATGTCCGATTTGCAACTTGCGGAACGGCTCAAACGAGTTATACGCGATTATCATCTTGTGGGGGCTTATTAATGTCACAGGTTTGGAACTATCCCACAGCGGCGGCGGCAACCTCGACACTGACTTTTGATGTCGCGGCTCACCTCATCGGCGATGCACCGATCGTCGAGTTCAACCAAGCCATCGAGCGAACCAAGGGCGGGACTATGATGGTTGAGTCCTTCGGCACGGCAAAGCGGCTTTATCCGTTTACGGCGTTTATTTACAACGTCCATGCTACATCGGCTGATTATGCGGACTTGATTACCTTCCTTGTGACGACTGTAAACGGCGCGGAGAATACCTTCCAGTGGACAGACGAAAGCAGCGTCACGCGAACAGTTCGGATTGTCGATGGCTCAATATCGTTTGAACATGCCGGGCAATATCGAAAGTTTACCTGTAACCTTGAGGAGCAATAAGTGGATTATTTATGGATAGGACTTGTTTTTGTGGGGCTTGCGCTCTGCCTTGTTATTGATACGCCAAAATCAATCGAGAAAATGAATTATCCGGTTGTCAAAACAGAGGCTCATGCCGATTCAACCGCGGTCATTGAAACACGCGATGTCAATGGGAGTAACTACTAATGCTTTCTCTTAAATCAAATATCACCGGCTCATATTTAAAACAGGGCAAAAAACCACGGGTGTTTGTCCGCATTCCTGATGCCGGTTTGTATCTCGGAACGGAAACATCTGGGGATTTCACGGACTCAATTGCGGACTTCGATACGATATCCCAGTCCATCGACAAGTACGGCGGCATGAGTGAAGTGTCGAGTTTCGGTGTCAGAAACCTACAGCTTGGGGATCGGGTGACACTATGCACCGAAGGCGATTTGAGTCCGCAGCGCGAGGGGACGTTTGACGGCTCAGGCAGGATATACGCCGAAAGCCCCGTCTATCTGTCTACAAGAAACGCTACTGTGGGCACGAACTTCGCATCCCCGGCAATAGTCGTCGGACGGAGCTATTCTGGCGGACAATATCAAGTATTGAGGGGCTATCTCCAGTTTGCTTTACCGACAGGGATAACCTCATGTGAGGAAGCGACACTTGAGCTTGTCGGGATGAACATCACAACATATCAGGCTTTCACCTTGCGGCTTGTGCGCGGGAACTGGACAGCGCTCGCATCGACAACCGGAATATTCAACGATTTTTACAACTGGACAGGCTCTGGGGCTTATGGTATAACGAACTATCTGGAAACCTGGACAACAGCGGAATATGCCGCTGGGACTACAAAGCTACGTTTCAATACTGCGGGCAAAAACCTCATGGTCAGCCAGACGGGAAACGTTGTCAGATTCATGCTTCTGTCAAGCCTCGATGTTCTCAATTCGGCGGCTCCGTCTACGACAGAGTATGTCCAGTTTGAGGCCGCCTCCGCCCGGCTGAAGCTACGCTACAATACCAAGACACTTGATAATCAGGTTGCCTCGGTATACCTCGCATACGACCCGGTTCCGGCGGCATATACCGACATGCAACTGCTCTGGACAGGTGTCGTCGATGATTATGTGATAAACAATAAATATATCGATCTGAAATTAAAACAGAATGACCATAAAAAGAACGTGATGATCCCGACAAAGACAATCACAATTGAGGACTTCCCGTCCTGCCCGGATGAGAATCTCAATAAGCCGTACCCGATACCATTCGGTGCGGCTGATTCATCGGCGGTAGGCGAAACCAAACTCGGCATTGCGCGGGAATATTCAGGTGTGGCTTTGAATCAATTATCCGGTGTCCGGCAGTATTTCCCAAGCCCCATCGTTAAAAATGGCGATGCCGATTTAAACGTCCCGATGGAGATACTAACATCCAGACAAACGATGTATGATTTCATCGATGGATTCCCGGCAGTCTATATCAAGGGGATAAAAGCCTTTGCTCGACTCTGGGCGAATATCGGAAGTGACCTCGGAACTACCTATCAATATGTGAAGGCCTATCCGAAAGAGCGATGGACGGCATCGTCAAATACTGGCTCGAAATTAAAAGAACTTTGCTTCGGCTATGCGGTTTCGATCATTCCGACTTATGTTTTTGATTATGATGGCGCGACTACCCCAGAGGATTCTTATGATGACACCGGCGGGACGGCGGCCATTCCCGTTCTCGGCGATTCATTCGCAATCGGATTCCCGGCAATCGGATCTGGCGGAGACATCGAGAAAGCCGAAATTGTATTCCAGTTAAAAGATAATCCCGCCGGTGATAGTTATATCAAGGTTGTACTCTATAATAATCCAACAGATTATCTCGATTTGACTGATCCCGCACAATATGTCGAATTGACGGATGGCGTAACATCTCAATCGGGCGGTATTCAGCATTTTACTTCTGTTCTGGCTCAATTTACAGATGCCGGAATTGTCGCTGGTGATTTTCTTCATATCACAACCATAAACGGGAATGAGGGGCGCTATAAAATAGCATCCGTGGAAAGCAATTCAGAGCTTCACCTGTCCGATACACTCACGAATGCCACCGCGCAAACGTATCATATAACACAAAAACTTACAACACCGCTACATACCGAGGACATCATAAAAGGCACAGGGCAGGTTGTTATTGACGTAACAGATCATGTCGGATGGGATACGGAAAAGTATGTCGTTCAATTCTATTATAACAATGAAGTTGAAAGCGGTTCTTTTGAAATCTCCCATACCCAGATGAGATATTTTATTTCAGAAGTCGATAAAATCACTGAAATATACAGCGATAAAGAAGGTCATGAATTCGGCTCATGGATTGACACGGCAGGACGCTCCAATTCCTATAATTCCGGGGAGCTTATCGAGAACCCATCCTATGTCATTGAAGCACTTGCCCGCGATGAAATGTCACTCGCAACATCCGAACTTGATACAACCGCTTTCGATACATCCGGCACCGAACTCGCCTCATGGTTGTTTTCATTCCAAATCAATGAACGCGATATTGCCCGCTCGATTCTCCATAATCTCTATCGTCAATGCCGCTCGAAAGGTCTCTGGGATGAACAGGACAGGCTCTCGATCGTGACCTTTGATTCCGGGGCTTATTTCCCCACGTCCGGAACTGATGTGCCATCGGGACTTGATATATTCGATACGACCGGCTCTCCTGTGAGCGATGCGGTCACAACAAACCCGATATTTGACATCTCGATCGAGCGCGTGGGGTTGGATGAAGTCAAAAACGATTTTGTCCTGAAGTACAAAAAGAACTACGCTTCGAATGACTATCTCGGAACGCTGTACATGACAAACGGACTGGGCACGGCTGGCAGTGTGGCGACGAACATGACCGAGGCGTATCTGGAGAACAGCCAAACTCTCACAGTATTAAAAACCTATACATCTGATTCTTACACGAAATATGGCACGACAAACACGCTTGAATTTGAAGCCGATTGTATCAGGGACGAAGCAACGGCAAACAAGCTCTTGCAGTATCTCATTGAACGCATGTGGAAAAGGCGCTATATTGTAACGGTGACGACGAAATTCAATGCGATAGGACTTGAGCTTGGTGACTTTGTAAACATCCGTGACGACCGCATCAATGACCTGTTCGGCGAAACAACGGCGGCGCTGAAGAAATGGGAAATCATCCGGAAGCAGGTTGACCTGAACAACATGAAAATCACTTTTACAACAATCGAGGTTGATTGATGATTGAAAGGACGCTGGAAATATTGCAGGGCTTCGGGCTGGCGATTCTGGTAATCGGCTGGATAGCCTTCGTCTTGTGCGACCAAAAACGGAACTATGACAAATTAAAGACGATGGGCT